ATGTACGTTGCCCTATAACACAGAGGCTAGTCCATTTGTTAGGTATCTTTATTCATGGTATCAGAAGGTAGAAATCAAGCATGCTACGATGCTCCAGAATTCCCACGTATGGCGGTAGTGTCCGCTAAGTAGATAGTTACCCGTCCTATCCTGACTTTGAACTTTTTTGTTCTGAACGACGACGGGATTTTTCTCTCAATAATTCTTAAATAAACAAAAACAAAATAACCCCATTTATGAATCAATTGTGACGCGCCAGCGGAATCAATTGATTCATAAATGTTCTGACGCGCCAGCGGAAGAAAACTATTGCGTTTTGGTTATCGGTGTGGTATACTGAATTTTAAACAAAAGAAGAAGAAAAATATGAGCGAAGACATAAAAGATTATTGGGCTATGCCTGAATTTGAATTACGGGAAAACCAAAAAAAGGCACTCGACTGGATACAAACAGAACTAGCTAATAATGACAGCAAAAACATCATACTTGAATTGCCCGTTGGTTCAGGTAAAAGTTTACTGGGACTTACCTTATCCAAGTACTTAGCCAAAGGCGATGGTAGTTCGTTCGTACTTACACCACAGCGCATATTACAAGACCAATATGAAAAAGACTTCGCACAGTTCGGCAAAAAGTTCTTGTCATCGTTACACGGCAAATCAAACTACAAATGCCAATCAAAAGGTGCATCATGCAAAATTGGCTCCTTAGTAAAACCAGCTTGCGAACATTGTCCTTTCGTTACAGCTAAGAACAACGCCCGCAACGCAAAGAACACAGTACTTAATTACAAGCTGGCATTGACGTCATTTCAATACACAGATACATTCGAAAGGCGTAGTCTTATGATATTAGACGAAGCCCATACATTGGAACAGCACTTGGTTGATTTTGATTCAGTTGATATAACATACGCCATGTGCAAACACTACAATATTAATTTTAAACTAAATGAAACTATAGATTCCGCATTAACGTGGCTTAAAGAAGAATATCTCCCACCGATACAAGAACAACTTAGTGATATGGAATTTGACTGCGAAGCCCTATATGAAAAGGGAGCAGAACTTTCACGTGCCGAAGCGAATACTATCAAGGAAACAGAAGAGCTGGCTGGTCATGTCGCCGATGTATTAGATTTAACAATGAATGATAACAAATACGTAAACGAAAATTTTGTGCTTGTATGGGATAAGACTATGTTTGCATTTAAGCGAATCGGTGGTTCATACTCATTTAATAAAATTATCAAACCAATGGCAGATAAGTTCTTATTCATGTCTTCAACAATACTCAACAAAGATACATTTTGTGCTGACTTGGGTATTGATGTAGATGAAGTTTCTTTCCTGTCGTTGCCATCTGAGTTTGCGGTAGAAAATAGACCTGTCTTTTACATGCCTGTCATGAAGATGAACGCTTCTTGGAACAATCCAGAAAATGCTGGTGGTCGTGCCCAAATGGTGGAACGTATCGTTAGTTTGTTGGATATACACGAAGGTGATTCCGGCATTATACATACAGCAAATTATGCAATATCAAAGTGGCTTGTTGAAGAACTTTCTGGTAAAGTAAATCACACCATCTACAATCACAATCCAGACGATAATATGAACCGCAAGGAAGCCATCAATCACTACATTGATTCAACACTCCCTGCCATATTAATTAGTCCGTCAATCACAGAAGGATTGGACTTAAAGGATGACCTTGCCCGTTTTGCAATCATTGTCAAAACGCCATTTGGTTATCTCGGCGACCAGTGGATTAAGCGTCGTATGGAAATGTCAATGGAATGGTACCGTCGCCGTGCTATCACCGAAGTAATACAGGGTGGTGGTCGTATCGTCCGTGGTTTAGACGACGAAGGAACCGTCTACATATTAGATGGTAGTTTTGGTTACTTATACCAACAATCTTACAATATGGTTCCACAATGGTGGAAAGATTCTTATCAGGTTTTGTAACCTATTGATTCATACTGTATTATATTTAGGTTACAAAAAGCTTGACAATTGTAACCTAATTGCGTATAATACGCATATCAACTAGAGGAATACATTATGAATCCATTAAATATAGTTTTTTCAATTATAGGCGAAATTACCAAACTATTCGGTCAAATAATCGCACTGACAATTCCGCTTATATTATTGTGGTTATTTATTGCACTTTTTATACCGGGGCTAAATTGGTTTGACCATGTATATAATATTTCGTTGTATCTATTTGTTTATCCTGCTGGTTTTATGTTTGACTTTTTTAAAGGATTGGATACCGCATTGTTGGCGTTGGAATGGGGCGAAAATCCTATACAAATTTTTGTATATCTTCTCGCTCATGCTGGTTGTATATTTTTAATGTTTGCAATTCCAATTGGATATTGGTTAATATGGTTAGCACTGACGTTTGTATTTATATTCACTGGCGTTCGGTTACCAGAACCATCACCACATATGGAAAATATTGGCCACTTAATTATGGGGCGCACCACTATAGACGACACCTATGCTGCCGAAGTACTAGCTAATGAAATAGAAGCGGCTAAACGGAAATAAAAAAAGGGGGGGGGGGCATTGTCCCCCTTTTTATATTAATAAACGGGATGTGGATTCTTCCCTTCCTGCTCCAATCGGTCATTAACGAAAGACATCGCCATATCCCGCTCAACATAAGACATTGAATACATAATATCATTGTACCGCATTGCACCTCGCATAAAATACGCAAGTTGTATCGTATTGTTTATAATTGTTTTGGTATCGCGGGTTAACCTAGCATACATCGCATTAATCTGCTCTGCGTCGCGGGTTTTCCGCGTTACATAAAAAAACTAATTGGGTTCACTGGTGTGTGAATTTCAATCGGCGCACCACAATCCTTACATTCTGTTTTAAGGGTAAAGTTTGGACCAAAGTCACTCGCCTGTTCAATAACCTTAGTAAGTTCACCCAACCATCCTGCGGAAATAGTTTCAATCCACTCCGTTATATGCTTTTCGTTGGTAACCCCATCAACCGAACGAATAATGCTTCGTATGATAAAAACTGCCATATCTAGCTCTGCTTCTGGTGATTGTATTAAAGTTTCGGTATTCTGATACATCTTGATTACGTCTTTAAATTTAGAAGGATGCAATTCAACTTTCTGACCATTTTTAAGGGTATGTGAATAGACCTTCCCAACAGTTGTCGGGTCTATCTTCTTGGTTGTAGATATAAAGTCTGATAGGGGTATGATATATGTATTAGGTTTCGCGTCTTCGCAAGTATGCGTGTACGTAACCTCCATATCATTACCATAAGTAACCTGTCGTAAACAAACCAATAAGAAGTCAACATCTTTGGCGATTAATTCGCTTGGTTTTAGTACTTGCTTGATGCACCGCTTAAATACCTTCTCTACAGCCTGTCCTGAATATAGTTGGTCCGGTGATTTCATTAAAATTTCATCATACGCACTCATCGGACTAACGTGTACTTCGCCCATTTCCACGTCATTGCGTAGTTCGCCGTTTTTGTAGAATAACCCACGCGATGGTAATTGGAATGTACTGCCCGGCATTTCTACTCTTGCTAATAGTGGATTAGCCTCTACTGGCGCCACCACTGGTATTGGGTCTTTTTGTTCATCTATTGTTGTATCTGTCATGATTATCCCTATTTTTATTCTATTTATCGTAGTATTTATCATGCCAAATCCACTAATTGCATAAGCTATAAATATATAAGATACTGAAAAATAGGTTCAAAATATGGCTGAAGGGATTACAAAAGAAGATTTGCGGAATATGTTGCTGGAAATGGCGCGTTCAATGCAGCCCAACATCTTTTCGCAGACATCAGTTGGTGGCGTCGGCGACAACGAAGATGTCATAAAAGCTATCAAAGATGCAGGAAAACAAAAAGAAAGTGCACTGGCGAAGCAACAGAAGCAGTTGTATGATGGTCTTAAAAAAGAACTCAATATCAAGAAAGAAATTAACAACCTCAGTGATGTTATAAAGGTCCACGACCAAGGAAAGGCGCTCGCCGCACTCGCAAATCAAGTAAAAGAAGTCAATGCCCAAAAATTTGAAAGCCAAAAAGAACTTGATGATGCATTAAAGGAATTGGCGAAAACCGCCGCGGCCGCAGGTACCACACTCAAGGACGCAGGTATTGAATCATTTAAGCCATTGGCCAACGCAAATCAAAAGCAGACGTATATCATTAAGGACGCTGTCAATGTAACCAAGCGTTTAAATGAAACATCCGAACGTCGCATCAAAGCAACGAAACGTGTAATTAAAGCCCAAGTGGAAATGGAAGCGTCATATGATAGGGCAAGGGCTGGATTGGACAAATTTGTTGGTGCCGTCAAAACGGTAGGAAAAGACTTTCTTAAGTTTGCTGAACAAGAACAACGATTTGCACAGGCAACAGCCACTGCCGATGCTGGTTGGATAGATGGTATGTACAAGATGGGTATATCTCAACTTGACTACATGAAGATATTAAAAGATACTCGCCAAGAAGGATTGGCAGCCGCTAATGCGGGCGTTGATTTTAAAGCTTCATTACAAGCCAGTGCAGAGTCGCTTCGTGGAATGACATCAAGCTATACAGAAGCTGCCATGGGTGCAAAATTCTTCCATAAAAATATGGCACGTATTGGTGTTTCGCAAGACCAGTTGGGTGACGCCGTAGCACAACAAACAACGATGTACGAAAAAAATTATCGCGCATTGGGTTATACTGTCGAAGAATTTGCAAACCTAACTAACGAACTTATTAACGACCAAGGCATGCGCTCTACCCTGCTTGGGTTGCAACAAGATGAACGTAAAGCCTACATATTGAGTGTCCAACAGCGCCAAGCTGAATATTTAACAATGGGTTATACCATTGAACGCGCTAAAGAATTACAGAAAACTTTCCAAGCCCTCAACAAAATGAACCCCAAAGAGCGTATGAAACAAGCCGCCAAACAACGAGCAATGATGGGCGCCATGGGTATGGGCGGCGAAGGCGAAGAATTGTTTAGGCTCCAGACGCAATATCGTACGATGGGTCCAAAAGAAAAGGCAGCGGCGGAAAAACGAATGGCAGAAATAAATGCCATAGCATCAAAACAATTTGGTGCTATGTCAGGCTCAGGTGCAAGCATGGGTCAGGCGATGTCGATGCAAATGATGGCAGAAAAAACCGGCTTTACGCAAGTAGCAGATACATTTGAAACTGAAACAGGTCAAGGTCTTAAATTTGATAAAAAGCAATTGGAAGTCACAAACGAAATATCACAAATATCCAAAGACGCATTAGCAGCCGCAGACTATTGGGGTGCAATGTCAAATAGCTCACTTGGTAGTATTGCGACCAACATATTAAAAATTGGTGGTGGTGCCGCTACTACCGCTGTTGGTGGTATGGCACTGGCTGGCGGAGCAGGTGCAATTGCAGGACTGGGCGCAAAGGGTATGCTGGGCGCAGCAGGCGCGGCAGGAAAAGGGGCAATTGGGCTAACAAAGGCGGCGGGAAAATCCGCACTTAAGGCTATTCCGGGTATTGGGCTTGTTGTAAGTTTAGGGTTGATGGGTACACGTCTTGCAACTGGTGATTATATGGGCGCTGGGATGGAGCTTCTTTCGGGTGCTGCTGGATTGATACCCGGCATAGGCACCGCCGCCTCTATAGGATTATCAGGAGCACTAGTAGCACGCGATATGACAACGGGTAATCCACAAGCTGCTGCTATGGCAGCAGCTCAATCAAACACACAACAACCAGAAGTAACTAGGTCTACAAAATACGAATCACAAGAAAGTGTATTAGTAGAATTGAGTACCACACTAAAAGCTATTAATGAATATTTATTGAATACGACAGACGCCAATACTAAACAGGCAGATTCGTTAAGCAGTCTGGCAAAGGCAATGCGCGAGAATCAAAGGATTTTTGCCACGCCCGATGGTAGGGCAGGCTCATAATCACAATCATAAATACTACAAATTACGTAATATAGGAATAAAATATGTCAGCTGGTAAATGGTCTGGACATTTCAAAATTGTAACACCACAATCTTCGGCAACGAAGATGACAGACTCTCAGGAAATGGGAGACGTCGGTGCGTATAACAATTATACATGGTACCAAAGATTAATCCAAGGTTCTGCATCAAGGATGACCCGTTACCGCGAATATGACTTGATGGATAACGACATTGAAGTGTCTCGCGCGCTTGATACTATTGCCGAAGAAATGACTGGTAATAATCCAAAAACAAAAGAACCCCTCAAGTTAGATATCCTTACTGAAGACGAAGACAACGTAGAAAGCACGGCAGTTTTAACCTTAAAGACAGCTTTGCGTCGTTGGGGTCAAATGAACAATTTCCCAATGCGCCTATATAGTACAGCCCGCCTGATGGTTAAGTACGGTGATTGTTTCTTCCGTAAAGGCAAGAAGATGGGCGACTCGTGGACATTTATACATCCCAAGAATGTCATTGCTGCTGTTGTTGATGAGCATGATGTTACTAAAATTGTTGGTTGGCAGATTAAAAATGATATCCAAAAACCAAAGTCGGGTGGGTATTCTATGCCATTGGGCGCAAAACAAGATTCACAACAAGAATCTGAGATTGTCGCAGCCCGCGAAATCATTCGCTTTTCATTAAGCGATGACATGAGCGATACCCAACCATTTGGTGAATCCATACTACGTGCGATTTATCGCTCTCATAAACAAAAAGAATTATTGGAAGATGCGGTATTGATTTATCGTATTCAGCGCGCACCAGAACGTCGTGTATTTTATATTGACGTAGGTAAGATGCACCCCGCCCGCACAAAACAGTATCTCGAAAATATCAAGAACGAAATTAAACAAAAGAAGATACCTACAATGAATGGTGGACAACAGCAAGTTGATTCCACATACAACCCACATTCAATGTCAGAAGACTTCTATTTTGCTTCCCGTCCCGATGGTCGTGGCTCCCGTGTTGAAACATTACCCGGTGGTCAAGGTCTTGGTGAATTGTCAGACTTGGAATACTTCCAACATAAGATTTGGCGTGGCTTAAAGATTCCAGTTTCTTATATGCAAGAGTCTGCTGATGGTGGTTCCGTATGGAACGATGGTAAAGTTGGTATAGCATATATCCAAGAATTGCGTTTCTCATTATATATAGAACGTTTACAGGCGTATATGGAAAGTGTGCTTGACGAAGAATTTAAAGCATTCCTACGTACCGCAGGAATCCGCATTGACGAATCGATGTATCGCATCCTGTTACCAGAGCCTTCTAACTTCGGCAAATACCGTCAATTAGAATTGGATAGTCAGTTATTAAGTGCTTACACAACCGCCGACGGTATACATTACTTGTCGCCACGATATATTATGAAGCGTTACTTGCAGATGGAAGACGAGGAAATTATTACTAACGAACGTTTGCGTCGTGAAGAATTGGGTATCGACCCAGACTCCAAAGACCCCAACGACCTTAAACTCATCTACGGCAATCCCGATGAACAAGGTATGGCTGGTGGTGGAATGGCTGGTGGTGGATTCGGCGGAGCTGAACTGGGAATGGGCGCTGAACCCCCACTAGAAGCTGATGTTGGGGGTGAAACAACCCCACCCGAAGGTCCACCTAAGTAAAAAGACCATAAATAATATAAAATCATATAAATAAAAGGAGAAAGTTATGTCTGACAATGAACAGCTCGATAAGATGCTCGACAACATAATGGATGATAAACCTGAACAGGCTGAAATAGAATTCCACAACTACTTGCAAGGAAAGATGCAGGAAGTGTTACATGGTACTATTCCAGATGAACAGGAAAAAACTAACAACGAAAAATAAAAGAGGTTTAAAATGACTAGGGGTTCTAAGAAAAAAGCTATTCACAAGATGCTTGAATCATTAATTGGTGATAACACTGCAGCAGCTGATGAAAATCTACATGATTATCTACAGGCTAAAATGCGCGAATTGATTCTTGGTGAAGCTGAAGAATGTGACGACGATGACGACGACGACAAGAAAGCTGCGCCATTTAAGAAAAAAGGCAAAGACGACGACGACAAGAAAAAGTCTAAGAAAAAAGATGACGACGATGATGACGACGATGACGATGACGATGCCGACGACGACGATGACGATGACAAAAAGAAAAAGGTAGATGAACAAGACCGTTCTGCTGCATTCGCTCGCTCAGGCTCAGTTATGTCTGATGCCATTAGTGGAAAAATTAAATTCCAAAACGGTGGCAAGAAAACTTTGAAGAAGATTGGAACTGACACCAAAGACAATAACGACAATAGTGTTGGTAAAGTCAAGTTTAAAAATGGTGGCAAACAACCTGCTAAAGTTCTTGAGCCAACACCAAAGCCAAACAAGTTTGACGATGGTCGTGAATTTGAATTGGGTACAACAAAAAAATAATCTGTAAAGATTAAAGTTAAAAGGATTTTACTTATGCAAGAATTACTAGTTGAAGAACTTTCGCCATCACAGGCGGGTTTAATCACAGAATCTTCCCAAGATGGAAAGAACACGTGGTTGAACGGCATTTTTATGCAAGGTAACATTAAAAATAGGAATGGTCGTGTATACCCAATGAACGAGATACAATCTGCTGTTAATTTAGGCATGCAGCGTATCAAAGAAACAAACGGTATATTTGGTGAATTAGACCATCCACAAACTCTATCTATTAACCTTGATAGAATATCTCACGTTATCACAGACCTACGGGTTGAAGGCAACAATGCGATTGGTAAAGCAAAATTACTCAATACCCCTATGGGTAATATTGCAAAGACACTTGCAGAATCTGGTGTAATGCTTGGCGTTTCGTCTCGCGGCGCTGGTCAGGTAAATGAAGATGGTGGTGTAACTGGTTTTAACTTTGTTACGGTTGATATCGTGGCACAGCCATCCGCACAACAAGCATATCCATCTACTGTAGTCGAAAGTTTACAAGTAGCACGAAATGGTCATAATATTTTAAGTCTTGCCGAATCAATGCAACACGACCCGGTAGCACAAAAATACCTGAAGGAAGAGATTATGAAATGGCTTGAAACTGGGCTTTTTGCAAAAAAGAAATAAGCAGTAAAAAATAAGGGACTTTAGTTGTAAGTCCCTTATTTTTGTGGTAAACTTCAATTTATAACTATAAGTAAACCAAAAAAAATGACTAAAATTACAACAGCACTAGCGCATGATTTATTAAAACTACACACCAATAAACTATCAACAGATACAAACTTACTGACTGATATAAATGCACAGTCACCCTCTGGCATAGAATATGTCAACATAAAGCATCGATTGTATCACATAGCACATTCACTTACCAACATTCCACGATGTATTGCAGAAGACTGCAATTCCTTGGTTAAATGGGATAAACAAAACCAAAAATATACACAAACTTGTGGTTATTCTTGCTCTAATAAAATGACCGCAGCTAATACCATGGTAGCGAGGTTACAAACCAACAATATAAAATATGGTGGAAACGCACCAGCGTGTAGTGAAATGATTCGCGATAAAATGGTAAAAACCAACATAAAACGTTATGGTGATGATTACACAAAAATTCATTCAAAAAAATTAAAACAATCTTTGGAAGAAAAATATGGTATAGAAAATATATCACAACAACATATTAGCGAAGAAACGTATAATAATCTCAATGACGGAGATTACCTTTATGATGAACATATATCCAAAAAACAACCATTACAAGTACTCGCAGAAAATTTGCAAGTATCGGACACTACAATAAATCGATATTTAAAAGAACACAACATAGAAATTAAGCGATTTTATAAATCAAAAGGAGAAATGGAACTTAGGGAGTTTCTTGATGGGTTGAATATTAAATATGTAACAAACACCAAACGGATAATACCACCTCATGAGATAGACATTTATATTCCAGAATATAAAATAGGAATAGAATATAATGGCTTGTATTGGCATTCTGAAAAATGTAACAAGAATGCAAAATTTCATCTAACCAAAACCGAATTGTGCGAAGAGAAGGGTATTAGACTTTTGCATATTTTTGAAGATGAGTGGAAATATCAAACACAGCAATGTAAAGATACCATCACACATTTACTTGGTAAAAGTCCAAAGGGTGTATTTGGTAGAAATGTTGTGGTCCGCCAAATCTCATGGAAAATAGCAAAAGACTTTTTGGATAAATATCATTTATTAAAAGCTGGCGCTTGTGGAAGTTATAGAATTGGTGCATATGACACTAACGATAATCTTGTCGCGGTGATGGTGTTTGGTAATATAAATAATGAGTTTGGTGGTGATGTTGTAGAATTGAAACGGTTTGTCACAGACAAAAAGAACAATCCGGGTGTTGGTTCAAAGATGTTTAAATATGCATCAACCGAAAAAGGTTATAAGGAAGTGGTAGCTTTTGTTGACCGCAGGTGGTTTACGGGGTTAGTAAAACATTATATTGGGTTTGAGGTAGTGGGAAAAACACAACCGTCTGTGTGGTGGACAAATGGTAAATATAGGCACCACAGGAGATTTATAACTAAGAAAAGATTGATAGAAGAAGGCTTTCGTGGTGACCTATCTAAGCGTAAAATATTGAACGAAGTCAACTATTATAGAATATGGGATTGTGGAAAATTGAAATTGAAATGGAAAAGTTAAAATTTTATAAATAACATACTACCGCCGGAAGCCGCATTCTATAAGGGTCTACAAGAAATCAATAACTTGTAGACCCTTTTTATTGTACTTTTTATAAATATTACTAGATAAAAAACATTTAACTGTTTGAACATTAAGAAATTTTAAAATTTTAGGAGAATAAAGATGGATGAATTGCTGCAAAAGCTATTGGAAGCTGAAGTCCTTTCGGAAGATACAAAGAAAGAACTCGAAGGCGCATTCCAAACAAAACTGGACGAAGCTATCGAAGCTGCCAAACAATCTGCGGCTGATGATGTTCGTGCAGAACTTACAGAACAATGGGTTACAGAACGTGACACACTTGTTGAAGCTGTAGACGAAAAAGTAAACGATTTCCTTTCACGGGAAGTTGCAGAATTAAAAGAAGACATTGAACGTTTTCGTGATTTGGAAGCAGAGTATGCCGAAAAGCTTGTAGAAGCTAAAGCTGCTATGTCTGATGAACTTAAAGACGATTTGATGGAATTGGTAGAAAAGGTTGACTCATTCTTAGAAATGCGCCTTACTGCTGAACTTGAAGAATTAAAAGAAGACCTTGACGTACAACGTCAGAATGATTTTGGTCGTCGTGTATTTGAAGCTGTTGCAGAAGAATTTGCAATGAACTACTCAGATGACGAATCTGCTGAACTTAGTCTTCGTGAAGCTCAAGAACGCCTTCGTGATTTAGAAGCCGCACTTGAAGAATCAGAATCTGCTCGCGGTGAAATTGAACGCGCTGTAGAACTTGAAAGAATCTTATCACCATTGACTGGTCGCCAGCATGAAGTGATGGAAGCCATACTTCGAACTGTTCCTACCGAACAATTGGAAGAAGGTTATAAGACCTTTATTGGTCGCGTAATCCGCGAAAGCGATATCTCAGAGAAGGAAGAATCAGTACTAGCTGAGAGTGATGAAGCAAAACGTGGTAAAGACGACAAGAAAACTGAACCTAAAGCGAAAGCCGAAGAAAAAGTTATCGAAGGCGTACTTGTCACAGGCGATAGGGAAGTAATCAACGAAGACACTGGTGTTGTTAAACAAATATCAGAATCTACAAGAGAACTTCGCAGACTCGCAGGTATTGAATAATTAACTTTTACAAACAAAAATCTTAAGGAGATATATTAAAATGGAAAACATTTTCGAAAACTGGTCAGAAACCAAATCAGCAATGCTTGAAGGTTTATCTGCTCAAAAACAAAAAATCGTTGCACCGCTTTTGGAAAACCAAAAACGCTCAATGATTACAGAAGAAGCTGCAAGTGGTGCGACTAGTGCGCATGACATTTCAGGCTTCCGCAAAATCTTAATCCCAATGATTCGACGTATCATTCCGGGCACTATTGCTACTGAGTTAGTAGGTGTTCAGCCAATGACTGGTCCTGTTGGATTAGTATACACACTTCGTTACCGTTATGCGGAAGCAGTTGCTGCTCCATCTAACAACCCATTCGGTTTCGACGGCATTACAGCTGGTCAAGAAGTATTTGGTAACAGCTCACCTATCCGTCAGTGGTATTCTGGTGGTGCGGGTAATGCAGGTTCACCGGGTGTTGTACCGGGTGCACAAGTTGCAGGCGCATCAGGTATTGGTGCTGGTTCAGAAGCTCCGGGCGATATCGACGGAACAGGCTCAACTGGTAATGCTTGGCCTTCATCTATTGGTGCGGCTAACACAGCAGCTTTCAACAACCCTGAAAACGTTTCTGCGCTTGGTCGTGGTAATGTTGCTGGTTCACTTTACGGTGGTTCGGGTAGCTTCATGGAAGGTTCTGGTGGTCGTAAGATGACTATGGACGTTGTAAACCAAGCTGTCGAAGCTGGCTCACGTAAATTGCAAGCTGGTTGGACAATCGAAGCAATGCAAGACCTTAATGCACAGCATGGTCTTGACCTTGAATCAGAAATGACTCAAGCGCTTTCTGCCGAAATCGTTCAAGAAATTGACCAAGAAATCATCA